TGTTGCTATCATGTAAAGACATATTTTGAAAAATATGAGTGATGACATCGACAGTCCAACCATTACCAAGCATCTTATATCTTTGGGTTTTTGATACCCCATCTGTGTAATTATCAGGAACAGTCTGTAATCTTTCACATTCTATTGGTGTTAGCTTTCTATATCTATTTTCAGTAATATTTATTTTAGGTTCTCTATTCCCACCGGTACAAGCGTTTAAAGTAGGTGATTTTCCCTCTGTTGAATAAACTCTTTTTAAGATATCATGTCCGTTTATGTCTGTTGCTACACCTATTTGAATAGGTTTTTTTATATATGTTGCAATCTGACCTTTCCACATTGATGCAGTTAAACATCTTGCTTTTTCATCATTAATGGATTTGACCATTTCACCTCTTGTTTTTTTTCCAAAATGATTTTTTAAATAATTTGGATTTTCATCAAAAGGTAAATCTTCAAGAATATTTTTAATAACTATATTTTTTTCTTTTGGCTGTTCAATATTAGGGATATTAGTCCAATAATATCTAACTCTGTTTTGTGCAGATACCAAAGAAGAATTTATTTTAATGGGTTCGACTCCTAAATATTCAGAAATAATATCTAAATATTCTTTTTTCATTTTGACATTTTCTAATAAAAAATATTTTGGTTTTAGTTCTTTTAACAATCGAACAAACTCAAAAAATAATTTACTTCTGGGATCATCAAAAGCTAATCTTTTCCCCGCTAGGCTAAAGCCTTGGCATGGTGAACCACCAATTAATAAATCTATCTTTGGCAGATCTTTGGCTGAAACCTGGGTAACGTCACCAATATGTTTTGTATTTGGATAATTCTTTTTTGCTATTTGAATTGCATATTTATCAATCTCTGATGCGAAGTAATTATCATATTTAATATTTAATTTGTTTAATGCTATCTGTCCGCAAGACATTCCGTCAAACAAAGATAAAACATTCATTGTTTCTTTTCCTTTATTTTTTTTACTATGTTTTTTAAAAGTTTTAGTCCGTTTTTGCTTAACGTTTGGTTCTTTCTTTCTAGTTCTAGATCTTCCCCTAACCAAAAATCCAAAAAATAAATTTCTTCTTGTGATAATTTTAAATTCATTTTACCCCCTTAAATATTTAACAAATCCTGTTGGATCTATTGCTTCTTTGCCTTCTTGTTCACTAAAAATATTTCCTCTTTTGTGTTTGGCAGCTTTGTCGTAGGATGCACTTTTAAAAATATTCCCATCCATATCTACAAAGGCAATCGTATTTAATAAACCGCCAAAGGTGGGAGCAACCTCCCCCACCTTCAAATATTTTCTGCCTATCTCATAACTTATTAAATTAGATCTACCGAATGCCAGGTTTCTGCGTCTTTGTATTTCTTCACAAAGTTTTTTTGTTTTCTTTTTTACTTCTGGCTTTTTATAAAAATAATCTGCTTGGACTTGGCTCAACTATTTTTCCTCCTTTATTATTTTTTTTGCTACCCTTTGAATGATTTTGTCTTTTATCATTTGTTGTTGTTTCTTAGGGATACCCATTAAAATTAAATTGTTATCTAAAAAACTATTTATGTTTTTTTTATTATTATTTTTTTTAGTAATTTTCATTTATTTTCCTCCTGTTCTTCTTCATATTTAACAATACTTTTTAATGATTGAATGACTTGTTGTTCTGTGATCTTGTCACTTTGTAAATCATTAACCAGGTTTTCTAGATCTTCTAATAATGTTGTCATTGTTCCTCCTATCTAAAAATTTCTTTAATGAAATATAAAATAAATGCGAATGCTCCAAAGTGAGCAACTAAAGTTAAAAAATCATTTAACATTATTGCACCTCCATTAATAAATTAATTTCATTTTTTACGTCTGTTGGGATTTCTCTCATTAACCAAGCTGAACCATATCTATAGGGTTTGCCGTTATGCAAATATGATTTATCAATCAAAAGATTATTTTTTTCTAATTGTTTACAAACAAAATCATAATCATAGCTAAATCCAAGATCCTCTAAATTTTTAATAAATTGCTCTTGCTTTGGACTACCAGAAGTCATGTCATTGAGATGGTATTCTTTCCAAATATTATAAATTTTATTAAAAGTTTTATTTTTAATATGTTTTTTTATCTCGTCTAAGTTTTGACCACCAGAAAGAATGTCTGTACCTAATCTATTAAAGATAGAACCAGAAGCTGTAAAAACACCATCTCTATATTCTACATTAACAACAACTAAATTTTCTTTTCTGTTGTTTTGATAAGCTATCTTTCCAAAGTTAAAGTTTTTTTTCATAATTACCTCCGCAGTAATATAATTAATTATCTATGTTTAGCATTTGTTGCTAATTAATGTCAAGCACTATTTTAAAAAAAATATAAAAAAAATTGCTTTTTAAAAATAAATATAGAAATTATTGCTATGAATTTAGAACAATTTAGAACAAAAAATAATTATACCTTTAAAAAACTGGCGGAAATATTGGGTTTTTCAGAGCATAGCAATTCAGCAAGATTAGTACAAAGATGGTGTCAAGGTTTAATACCATCCTCAACCAATATAAAAAAGATTGTGAAAGCGACAAATGGAAAAATTAAAGTATCTGATTTCTTCCAAGAGTAATCCAGATTTAATTATTTTTAATTGGAAAGATCCCCAGGAAGCACCGACAGGGTGGGAGGATTTTGACCAAAGTTTTATAGGATTGGCGGATTGTCTTTCGGTAGGGTGGTTAATTGGTGAAAATAATGAGTGTTATGTATTAGCTGCGGATCTCATTATTGATAATGGCAAGATAACCGATACAGGAAGAAGGCAAAGCATATACAAAAGCAAATTAAATATATTGTGGAGGGTGAAATATAACATTTATGCTAAAAAAATGGAAACTACTCAAAATCATAAATCAAAATTCAAGCCTTAATGACTCCGCTAGAAGGGTAATGTTTTTTCTTTTAGATAGAGAAAACAACAAAACCGGGAAGCTATTCCCAAGCCATGCCAGAATTGCAGATGATAGCGGATTGAGTTTAAGATCTGTATCCAGGGGTATTAATGACCTGATTAAACACGAATATTTAATTAAAATTAAAAAAGGATACACAGGAAAAGCAACCGAATATAAAATAAATTATGATTTAGCACACGCCACATTTGACCGAAGCACACGCCAAATCTGTCCAAAGTACACGCCACATTTGGCAGACCAATTAACTAATGAATTAACTAATAAATTAACTAATAAGGAACACACGCCAAATATGTCTACCAATAAAGAAGAAGAAAAAAAGAAAGTAGCAAATATATTAAAAAATTTAACTAAAGGATTTAATCCTAATTACAAATCAGTTGTAGAAGGAAACAAAAGAAAATATTTAGATCCAGAAAGTATTCGTCAAAGATATGTTCAAAAAACTGGAGATTATAAAGCAAGTTTTGAATGGAAAGCAAAATATTTAAATCCCAAGACAAGCGAAGAAGCATGGAATATCGCTGTATATTTAGGGATTGTAAAGGATTATAAGAAAAATAATGGTAGGTAGACCAAGTAAAAAGGTATTTTGCCAAGCAAAAAGAAAGTACGATGGTAAACAATGTCAAGCAAAAGGAATACTTTGTAAGAATGGAAGATGGATTTGTCGTTATCATGGAGGTAAATCAACAGGAGCAAAAACGCTTGAAGGCAAGTTGAAACAATATAGAAACTTGATACAGTACAAGGATAAAACAGATGAAGAAATCAAAAGAATTATATTTAAAGATAATTGAACAATTAGAACTGGGTAATAGTCTAGCTTCTATTTGTAAAAAGAAAGATATGCCAGGTTTGTCTACTGTTCACGAGTGGATGAAAAAGGATAGTAAGTTTAAAGATCAAATATTAGATGCAAGACGACTCGGTGCGATGACCTGGTTAGATTGGATGCAAGATCTATTGACTCAAGAAGTAGAGCCACAACAAGTCCAATGGAACAGGGAAAGATTACATCATGCCAGGTGGATGGCTAGTAAGCTAGTTAGTGTATTTGGTGATAAGCAAACTGTAGTTAATGAAGGTGATCCGATTATTAAAGTAGTTTGGAAGGAAGAAGAAACAGGAGATCATCCCAGTACAGAACAAAAAGCAGACGATCACGCACACGCATTAAGAGGTTCGAACAACAATGAGAAGAAAAGCATACAATAAGCCAATGAAATCAAGACTATATACCGCTTATAATAGAAGTTATGCAAACTTAGGAACATTTTTCCAGAAATAATGACTGATTTTACAGATTTTTTTACATCGATACCCCCAAAAACTGGGTTGCGTCTGTGTATATATAATACATGGGAGTTCAAGACACTTGGACAAAGATAGTCTAATAACCGCCAAAGTAATCATTAACAATAAAACAAAAGAAGTATCTATTGTTATTGGTAAATTTGACGATGAACACGCTATGTTAAAAGCAGCAAGAGAACTATGTGAACACCTGGCTATAGACTTTAGTGACGAGCTACTAGCCTTACAGGAAACCATCCATTGAAAACAATAGAGATACCTTATACCCCTAGACCACAACAGAAAGAACTACACAGTAAATTATCTAAGTATAGATTCGCTGTAATCGTCATGCACAGACGAGGTGGTAAAACTGTTATGTCTATCAACCACTTGATTAAATCGGCTCTCACGAGCAAAAAAAAGGCATTTAGAGGTGCATTCTTTGCTCCTACTAGAGTCCAAGCTAAATTGATTGCCTGGGATTATTTAAAACATTATTCAAGAAAGATACCTGGGATGAAGTTTAATGAAACAGAATTAAGAGCTGACTTCCCTACAGGAGCGAGAATATCTTTGTTTGGTAGTGAAAATCCAGACTCTGCTCGTGGTCAATATTTTGATGAGATCTTTTGTGATGAATATGCTCAGATGGATGAAAGACTATTTCCAGAGATCTTACGACCAGCTGTTGCTGACCGCCTAGGAAATATTTACTTTATCGGAACTCCGCAAGGAATGAATAGTTTCTATGATTTGTATGAGAAAGCTAAAGGAG